GAACGCGTAATCCCGTAGCGCATAATCAATATGCGTTTGTTCGTAGCCCGCCGGAAGTTTGTCGAGGTCGGCGCTCTCACTCTCGATTGGATCCACACGCCTGGTTGAACGCGTGATCCGCGACGCGTGCCGGTATTGCAAGAATTGCGAGTGGCAGAGCCGCGAGCAACGGATATAGAACCACATGCTTGCAAACTCGAACGGCGTGCCTTCTTTGTTCGCGATCAACCCAGCTATGATCGGCCCGACGCGTTCGCTCTCGACGTGCTTCGCCCCGTAACTGATTCTGGCCGCCAACGCAATCGATCCATCTGATCCGTAGCGGTTGATAACCTTCACAATGTTTCGTTCGCTCATCTTATACCCTCCCCAACATCGTATCCAATATGTACCGTGACCACGATTCGAGCGGCATCTTATCCAGCTCCTCAACCGTATGCCAGCGCCACTCCGGTATCTCGTCCGACGGTTTGAGTTCGCCCGCCCATTTCGTGCAAAACGACGCCACGCCAAGATGAACGCGATCCACAGCAGTTTCGTGCAGCATAATGCTGATTCGATATTGCAGATTCACGGGCGTTACGCCAATCTCTTCGAGCATCTCGCGCCGTCTCGCGTTGTCTACCGCCGGCCAGCCGTATCCGTCGTTCTCTTCCACGTGCCCGCCTATCCCGATGGTGAGTTGATCGTGCAACCGGCTTTCACTGCTCGTCTTCTGCCGTTTGTAAGCAAGTATCTTGCCGGCGTCGCCTCTCGTACGGTCGAATAGCACTGTATATGGTATCAGTTGCCGGTACGCGTAGTTCGTCTCGACAATGCTCCGTTCGAGATATACGCCCGTACGGTTGACATATTCGGCAATGTCGTCGATTGTGCTGGTTGCCGGTACACAAAGTATCTTAGCCATCTCACACCTCCACGGATCGGATTGGCATGATGTAATGCGAGGCGTTGCCGTCTTCCAATCGCATAATATCCGCGGGTGTTGCCAAGTGGATCACAACGGTATCGCTCACAACGTGTTGCGCGGATTCCAAGAAGTAGTCTGGGTTATATGCGATCTTCAACGCTGGCCCTTCAAATGCGCACGGGACAGATACGTTCATCGCCCCCTTGCCGGTAGAACGCGCGGTGAACACGAGTTCTTTGTTTGCTACACTCATCAATACGCTTTCTTTCGCCTCCGCTGTAACCACGCGGGCGAATTTGACGGTCTTGATCAGCGCATCACGGTCTACGGTTACGGTTGTTTTGTGCGTTGCGCCGATCACGCGCCGATAGTCTGGATATTGAAGGTCGAGCTTGCGGATGATTACCTTGGTATCCGGAGATTCTATCCCAAACGAGGTGATATTGTTGTATAACCTAACGAGCGCCGGATAGCGCTTCAGGAATGAGAGGAATATTTTCGCCCCGCCGAGTGGTATCGTGAACGCCTCGATGTCCGGGATTGGTTGCGCGGTGTCGATTGTCGCGAGCCTGAACCCGTCCGCCGTGACGAACCGGAGATGGCCATCAACGCTTTCGAAGTGTAGCCCGTTCAACGCGCGCATCATTGGATCGGCGGCTATCGCATAGATAACGCGGTCAATCTCGCTTGAGAGCGTCGGGATGAGTTCGATCGGTTCAGCCGTTGAATCGAATATCAGCGCCGGGAAGTCTTCGGGGTCGAGCATTGGGATGTTTGCTACTCCGCCGTTGCTGTACACGTCAAGCGTCGCTTCGTTTTCTTGCTTGATGTTCAGCTGAGCGCTCGGCGCGTTTTTGGCGATCTCAAAGAGCGTCTTGGCGTCCACGGCGGTCTTGCCCGGCGATTGCGCGCTCGCCCCTTCAAGTTTGACCCGTATCGATGTTTCCATATCCGTTGCGTACAGGTATACGGCATCACTGCATTCGATCAGCACGCTTGATAGGATCGGCTTAATCGCCTTTGCCGGCGCAACGGATACAATGTTCGTCATCGCATTTTCGAGAGTTTTCTTGTCAACTGTAAATTCCATAGTCCCCTCCAACATAGTTTTTGATTTTAAGGCCATTATCAGCCCCTACGGGCTACAATCATGTCATGTTGCGAGTGTTTAATCGTTGCGATTATTGCCACGCGTTTTGGGACCGTTTAATGCGGTTTGCTCTTCGTCATCCCCGGATGCCCGAAGCAACGCCGCGATAATCATGCCGATCGGCGCGCCGATGAATATGCCGATGAGGATGCCGGCGAGCATTAGAACGGAACCTCGTCTTCGCCGGATAGTATTGGCGGGACAAGCGGCTCTTCGTCGAACGTCTCGGACTTGGTTTGCTCACGGTCTCGCGTGGACCGTGGCAAGAACTCGAACCGATCCATGATCACCTCGGTCGAGTTGCGTTTTGTCCCGTCTTGCGCCTCGTAGGTGTTGGTGCGGATGTGACCTTCGACGATTAGCCCGGTTCCTTTGGCGAAGTAGTTGCTGATCGTGTCGCATACCTTCCCGAACGCGACCACACGGAGCCAATCGGTTCCGGGGTTATCGTTATTCTTGGTTTTTGGGCGGCTTACACCGAGCGAGAAGTTCGCGACGGGATCGCCGCTTGGCAAGTATTTCACTTCCGGATCGCGGCCGATGTAGCCGCTGATGATTATCTTGTTCATTTGATCTCCCTCCCGTACGCAAGTACGTTCACGGTTGTGTGCTTTCTGCCGGTGATCTCAGCTTTCGCGACCATCGGCAGCGCCCATTTGTCGTTTTCAAACAGGATCCCTTGCAGCGCATCTATCAGTATCTTGAGCATATTGTTTGGATCCGCGAATCGCCGGTTTTTGAACTCGAAGCCGATCACGAGATAGAAGAAGTTACCGGCGGGTAGTATCTTCCAACGCGCCCGTTTCGCCGCTTGTATGGCGCATGCTTTCGCAAGCTCCACAAACGCCCGCGCTTCGGCATCGAGGTACAATCGCCCGTTTTGGGAGCGCTTGAAGTAGTGGTTCACGCTCGGTGGAAGATCGGGGATTTCGATGATCATCCCTCGAGCTCCCTGATCGGCGCCGTAGCCTTCCCGGCAATCTCCTTCGCAAGATTGTTCACAAACGCGATCGCCATCGGGTTGTTTGTTTGTACCGCCGCCGCCTCACGCTTCGCGAAGCTCCCGTATATGCGCATAAAATGGGCTCGCGTAGGCATCAGCGTATTCTCGCTGAGATCGCACAACGTTCCCCATCCGATAGAGTTCTTCGCCGCCTCGAGCTTCCAATCATCGTATGTCGGCTCGGAGTAGTAACCGTAACGCGAGATGCCGCGGTACACGACACCCCACGCCTCTTCCGCGGTGAGTTCCGGGTGTTGCGCCTCGCGCATCGCGTTCACGCGCTCCCAGAGGTCGGCGGGCATCGGGGCGAACTTCCCGGTTTTCACGTAGTCAAGCGTCGCGGCTTTTAATTCATCATCCGTCATATCTTGTAGAACGGCATACCACATTGTCATCTTCGCCTTATCCCCTACCACGCCAGACAGCTTGTCATAGTATGAGCCGAGAAGCGCCATTACCTCGCCAAACACTTTCTTACTTAGCATTTTTTATCGCCTCCTCCGCTTCCGCTTCGGCAAGGAAAGCCTCAAGCCCGGCAAAACGTTGCCGGTTGTTATCTTTGTTGTCGTAGTTCCCCTCGATGATTTTCTGCAAGTTGGCCGGTTTGAATATCCAATCAAAGCCCGCCTTGAATGAGTTCACGCGCCCGGAAAGGAAATCGGAATCGTGAACCTTATAAAACAGATCGTGAAAGAATCCGATATCGGGGTGTTCCTTCCAGCGGGAAGCAATACAATCGCGCCGGGATTTAGCCCAATCTTTTGGTTCCTGGATTTTCGGGAGAGCCGAGCAGATAGATAAAAACATTTCGTAGATATCTTGATAAGGCGTCGGGTTCGATTTTGGTTTTGATGGCGAAGGTTTTTTTGGTTCGATGCACGTATTATGTTCTTCTCCTCTTTTAGAATCTTCTTCATCTAAAAGAGGAGAAGATAAAGTCTTCTCTTCTCTTGTCTCTTCTTGTCTTGTCTTATATATGTTTACCTGATTACTTACCT